AATGGTTTCAATGTTCGTTTAGAATATATTATTAGAAATAGAGAGACACCGGTAGTCTCTACATTATTCTTAGAGAGGATTAGATAATAAATGGCCTCCGCAAACACGGCACTCAGAGTTACAGAGTTAGACTTTGTAGGTATCAAGAACAATCTTAAAGAATTTCTGAAATCACAATCAGAATTTACCGATTATAATTTTGAAGGATCAGGCATGTCTGTTCTGTTAGACATACTTGCTTATAATACATATTATAATTCGTTTTATTTGAATATGGCTGCTAACGAGGCCTTTCTAGATACTGCACAGGTTAGAAAAAATATCATTTCTCTCGCAAAACAAATTGGTTATACACCAACAAGTTCTCAAGGTGCTCTCGGAAAAATTACAGTAACAGCCACACCATCTATTCAAGAAGATAATACAACAAATATTATTACCATTGACAAGTATACAAGACTTTTTGGTAAAGATATTAGTGGTACCAATTATCCTTTCGTTACGATCAATGCGAACACAGCAAGTAAAGTTAATGGATCTTTTACATTTGCCAATCTATTCATTAAACAGGGTGAGGCAATTTCAAGAGAATATATGTTCTATGCAAATAATACAACAAGGTCATTTCAGATTGACTCTGGTAATGTAGATACAACAACCTTAGTTGTTCGTGTTCAGGAATCACCGGCAAATACCAAATACTTCGAATATACAAGAGCAGAGGATTTAACTGTAGTAGATGCCAACTCAAAAGTGTATTTCTTAGAAGAAAATGAAAATGAAAAATATACTATTAAGTTTGGTGATGATGTTATTGGTAAAAGACCGCCAAACAATTCTGTTGTTATTCTAACTTATCTTGATAGCGTTGGTTCGGTCGCCAATAATATTTCTTCATTTACATTCAGAGATAAAGTGGGTACATTATTTTCAGATAATGTTATTATCACGACCGTAACAGGTACATACGGTGGTACCGATAAAGAATCCATTGACACAATCAGATTCCGTTCAAAATATGCTTATGCAGCACAGAACAGAGCCGTAACAATCAAAGACTATGAATCTATCCTTACAAAAGAATATAATAATATCGAATCGGTGAAAGTCTGGAGTGGTGAAGACAATGATCCTGTTGTTTACGGTAAAGTATTCATGTCACTCAAAACAAAAGGATTCTATGCTCTATCCGAGGTTGAAAAACAACAGATTAAAGATGACCTAATCGGCAAAAGAAATGTTTTGACTGTTATTCCGGAAATCATTGATCCAGATTATACATTTGTTACGCTTAGTGGCCGTGTTACCTACAATCCCAATCTAACGTCAAAATCAGGACTACAGTTGCTTCAAGATGTGAGAACTGCTATTCAACAATATGATATAAAAGAATTAAACAAATTTGATTCAGTTTTCAGAAAATCAAAATTACAATTTTATATCGAAAATGCCGATCCATCTATCACTGGATCTGATATATCAATTATCTTACAAAAACAAGTTGATATATCTCCCGGTTTAAATAAAAACTATTCGGTAAATTTTTATGCTCCGTTGACAAGAAGCAATAGTGAAAAGTTTTTTACATATCCACAGTTAACAGTTCTTGATAGTGTTGGTATTCAAAGAAATGTATTCTTTGAGGAGTTCGCTCAATCTACTACCGGTATTGATTCTATTTCTGTATTCAATACCGGTTCAAATTACACATCCATACCAACCGTAACAATTAGTGGTGATGGCACTGGTGCCGAAGCGGTTGCCACTGTCGTAAATGGAAAAGTTACATCTATTCAAGTAACAAAAGCAGGTTATGATTATACCAGAGCATTCGTTACAATTAGTGGCGGAGGTGGATTCGGTGCTTCGGCAACCGCCATAATTAATAACAATGTAGGATCTTTAAGAACATTTTATTATAAAGAGAATGGTGAGAAAGTTATTGTTAACACCAATGCTGGCACCATAGATTATATTAATGGAAAGATAACGCTTTCTAGTCTATATGCTACGGCAGTACCATCTAACGCATTTTATGATTCTAATGTTCTGACTCTGAATGCTTCACCAAGAGAACAGATCATTACACCTGTTAGAAACGGAATCTTGGCACTTGACTTCAATAACGCTAAAAGTATTCAGATAGAGATTGTTGCAGAATAATGGCATCTAATAATAAAACATCATATCTTGTAACTTCACAATTACCAGAATTTGTTAGAAGTGATCATCCAACTTTTATAACATTCTTGGAAAAGTATTATGAATATCTGGAACAAAATGGTAAGTTGCTTGATATTTCAAAAAACTTTAATAGGTATTTGGATGTAGATCATGCAAATGATCAGTTTCGTGAAAAAATCTTCGAACAGTTTATCAGTTTACTTTCCAAGAATGTTAAGGCAGATAGAAAAACTCTTGTCAAATATGCCAAAAGTTTTTATAGGGCCAAGGGAACCGAGAAATCTGTTAGATTTTTAATCAGAGTTCTTTTTGACAAAGAGATTGATGTTTATTATCCTAAAAATGATATTCTAAAAGCATCCGACGGAAAGTGGTTCATTGAACGATCACTAGTTGTGGATAATCTTTTTGTCAATAATGTTTCAAATACAACTGCTGCCACAAACTTTATTAATCATTTAGTTATAGGTCAGACCTCTAATGCCACGGCCGTTGTCGAAAGAGTCGAACAGTATTTCGATAGAGGATCGCTTATAACCGAACTAAAACTTACTAATACAAAAAGAAGTTTTCAAAACGGCGAAACTATCTATACTAAGTTTGTTAAAAACGGCGAAGAAAAATATCTTTCCGCCAACTTGCTTAGTGGATCTATTTTTTCTGTAGACGTTATAAATGGTGGACAAGGTTACACAGTCGGTACACAGGTTCCTGTTGAATCAAACACAGGTTCTGGCGCGCAATTAATTATTTCATCAACAACCACTGGATCTATTAAGTCAATTGGTGTCACATACACTGGTGCCGGATTTAGAAAAGGTGATAATCTCTTCATCGCCGGCGGCGGAGGATTCGGCGCCGCCGGTAATGTTTCAAATGTTAATGTAGATCAGACATATCATCCTAATAGTTACAATGTTGTCGCAGATGTTATTGCTCTTGAAGCAAATACAACTATCGGCAATACCGTATATACAAATCTAAGTTCTTCAAATGCCAATGTTACTTTGGCAAATGCATTCACCTATTGGGTTTATTCTAATACAGGACCCGCTACACTATTCAATACGATTGCCGGTGGTAATAACTATAGAACGTTTCCATCAATTGACATTGTTTCAAATACACATATGAGAAGTCTTGGTATTCTCGGTAGAATGGAAATTATTGATGGTGGTTTAAATTATGTTATTGGTGATGAGATTGTGTTTGAGAATAAGGTAGGATCTTATGGTTTTGGTGCCAGAGCAAATGTTACAAATGTTGCGGCAAATGGTAAAATTACACAGGTTAAATTCAAACCGATACTAGGTTATCCTGCTGGCGGTTATGGATATAATCAATCATCATTACCACATGCCAATGTCGTATCTGCTACAGGTAATGGTGCCAATGTTATTGTAACATCTATTATTGGTGACGGTGAGACATTATTTTCCGTAACAGACACCATCGGTTCAATTCGTAGAATTACAATTGTTGATAAAGGTCTTGGATATCTTTCAAATCCAACAATTAACCTAACATCATTTGGTGATGGCACGGCACAGGCTGTTGCAACAATTGTTGAAGGTGTTTATAGCAGTCCAGGTAGATATATCAATGACGATGGTATTTTAAGTTCTTATAACTTCTTACAAGATAAAAATTATTATCAAAACTATTCTTATGTTATTAGAACTAACGAATCAATAAAGAAATATAGAGATGCCTTAAAAACCCTTACTCATCCTGCTGGTATGAGAATGATTGGTGAATACACTTACAGAGATGATGTTGAGATTGATGTTAACGTTCATCCAATTTATGTCATGACCGATAATCTCAGGACATCACAGTATCAAGTTGTATATGATAGTGCCACATATAATACATTTATAACTTCGGCCACATATAGATCTGTGTCGTATAATTCAACTTATAGTGCAAACACCTCAAATATTTCTGGTACATATAATGCAAACTCAACATCAATTATAATCACAGCAAATAATCATGGATATTTAAGCGGTGATTATGTATATGCCAGATTTATGACAAATTCAAATGCGAATATTGTCAACTCAATCTATACAGCAACTCGATTAACTTCGAACACAATTGCCCTCACCATTCTTAATGGTAATACAGCAAATCAGGTTACGGGAAATGTCAGACTGTTAAATCCTGTAATAACTTTGAATGTTGCGACGACACTTGCTACAAACGATAATGTCTATATTAGTTTCAGCACCGCAGATTCTACACTATCAAATGCACTTTATTCCATTAAGTCAATTACACCTATTAGATTTACTATTCTACATCCGAACATTTTCTTTGCTTCGGCAAATACAGGTAATGCCAACATCTTTTCCAAGACCGTTATAGTTACCTCAAATAATCATGGTTATTCCAGGAATAGTAACTCATACATCAGATTTACTTCTGGTGATATTGCTAACGCAGTCAATACAATTTATACAATCGGTAATACAACGACAAATACATTTAATGTTGTTGTAACTAATCCATTACTAACCAATGGCGATGCACTACTGATTGATAAGAAGATTTACATTAATCTTACCAATCATAATTTTGCAAATAGTGAGAATATTCAAATTTGGTTTACATCTGGTGATACAACAAACACGGTAAACGGTATTTACAATGTCACAGTGGTTAATGCTAATACTGTTGTTGTTAATACATCAAATTTTGTGACAACCAATGGTAATGCTAGAATTTATTCAAACAATAGTAATGTCATTGTGACAAAGAACAATCATACATTTGTTGCTAATGATTTGGTCAGAGTAGAATTTACATCAGGTGATCTTGCAAGCATTGGTAATAATGTATTTAAGATTATGTCTGCCAATAGCAATACAAATACATTTGTTATTTTCCATAATTATATCACAATCAATAGTGCTGTGAACTTCACCGAAACGAGCAATACAGGAAATGTTCGTATCGGACTATATAAATAGTAAAAACAAAGAGGAATACCTTGTCATCATCATTTTCTAAAAATCTTGAAATTTATAATGCCAAACAGTTTAAAGAATCTGTTTCCGAACCGGCAAGTTCCAATGTATATTTAACATTTGGTAAAACTGTTGCATGGGCCAATGATTTAGATCCAGATATTTCAAACACCTCTATTCCATCTTTTTATGAAGTTTGGAGTAATATGATCGGCGGCAAAAGAGTCACTGGTAATAATATCAAACATGCGATACCAAGATTTGATTGGACTGCAAATAGTGCTTATTATGCTTATGATGACAGAATCGATTCTCTTGAGTTGATGAATGGTAATAATGCATTTTATGTAATCACTGATGATTGGAATGTATATAAATGTCTTGCTAATAATTATGGTGCCGTGTCAACAGAAAAACCCACTTCAACTTCTACTACCTCACATTTTCAAACATCTGATGGTTACATTTGGAAATATATGACAACTCTTACCGCCGAAGAAAAACTAAGATTTTCTTCATATGATTATATTCCAATTAAAACTTTGGCACTTAACGATGGTACTACACAATGGACAGTTCAACAAGACGCCGTAGATGGTGCCATACACACTGTATTACTGTCACATTTTGGAAATAACTATACAACAAATAATATTTCTATTGTGATTACAGGTGATGGATCAGATGCCAACGCCTATGCAGTCAGAAACGTAACATCAAATACAATTAGTTCAATTCTAGTTGATACTAAAGGTTACGGATACACTTATGCTAATGTTATCATAGTATCTGATACAGGATCTAATGCCGCTGCAAGAGCAATTATTAGTCCTCCGGGCGGTCATGGATCCGATCCTATTTCCGAATTAGGCGGATCATATCTAATGCTATCGATAAATCTGAATGCTAGTGAAGATGACAAGTTGATCGTTAATAATGAATTTAGACAGATTGCTCTAATTGAAGATCCTGTTTATTATTCTTCCTCGAATGTTATTGGCAATTCTGTTTTTAATCAGTTGACAAAAATTTCTCTTAGCGGAACTTCCGCAGAATATGTGGAAGATGAATGGGTATATCAAGGTAGTTCATACGCCAATGCGTCTTTCAAGGCTATTGTGACAACTTGGGACTCGCCAAATAATATTCTAAGACTTTCAAATGTTGAAGGTGTACCAAACAATGATATTTTAGTTGGTAACACATCAACAGCAGGAAGATTCGTCAATTCAATTCAAAACCCTGATGGTAAAACGAACTCAGGAAAATTATTGTATATAAATAATATTGAACCAATTACTAGAGATCCCGATCAAACGGAATCATTTCAAATAGTTTTGAAATTTTAACAAGGATTAAAAATGGCAAAGGCAAACGTC